GTGCTTGGTTATTTGATAGTCTCCAAAGCTCTGCTTCAGCAAGTTCTACCAAAGCATCGTGAAAGATAGCGTTTAGATCACTATTTGCATCACTTGCAAGTGTAGTTGGTTCTTTGATAAAGTAACAATCCACGTTTGCGGTTGTGTTATAAATATAAATTCTGTTTTTAAATACAAAATACACTGGTTCTGTGGCACTAAAGCCTACATACCCTGTGCTAAAATCTTTGGCCATATCAAAGGATATTTTACGTATAAACATATCGTTTGATACTCTAATACCAATAACGCCTAATGCACCACCAAATGGAGCAGAATCAAGCGTTGCATTGTTGGGTACAAAATACCTTTTAAAATGCGTGTCTACTTCCGTATCTGTTGAAAGGGATATGTTTACCTTAAGTGTCTGTAAATCGCTTAATAAATGCGGATTAAGAAGCTGTATGAGCTTATCCTGGGCAATATTTAAGTAACGAAGTTTTAATGTATCACTATAAAGATCCCCAGATGAATCTTCCAGGCGATCTCCTAATACTGTTAGCATGGTTGCTGTGGTCATGGTTTCTCCAGGGTTACCAGCCCCCACCGAATGATGAGGGCTGATGTGTTAGTTTACTGTTAAGCGTAATCGACTGGTGAGTATAGATTTTTCACTACACAATGAGCTTTACGGTTTGTTATAACCATATTACCATAAGTGTGAACCTTCTGTACAAACGTATTACTTTTTGTATCCTCAATCATATCAGATGCAGTGAATTTTGCACCAGAATTAAAGAACATATGCATATAGTTTGTATTCAAGAAGTATATACGACCATCTACGTTAAGATCATCTCCAGTTGTAGCTTGAGCTGTTACAATATCCTGGTCTGCGACAATATCAATACCACGATAGCTTAATCCAACGAAGCCCATCTTAGCCATACGATCAGACTCAAGACTGCCACGTTTATGCTCACCAAGTTCAGACTCGATAAGATCATAAATGTACTGAGGACATACGATCAAATCTGGGTTTTCACCAGTCTGAGATTTAGCGTTAGCAATACCACGAGCAAGTACACGTAAAATGTATGTATTCTTACTTGGATCTTGCATATCACTTTCAGCTAAGTGATCGACAGCAGTACCAGAGTCTGCACCATCACCAGTAGCATCTGAAAAATCAGCGAGTCCTAAAACTGGAGAGTTCCAGAAACCACCAGCAGTATACGCTCCAGAACCATTAGTAGTAATTTGTATACCACCAACAGTTACATCTTGAGAGTTTCCACTTACCTTATCAACAAGATACCCAATAGGATTAAATTTGTCGGTACCTAAAGTTGTAGCAAACAAGTTTTCAGCAACCACTTTTTCAAGTGACTTCTGCAAGTTTGAAACTTTAGCACCAACAATGTTTTTAATTGCCTGGGGGCTGTTCATAAGAAGAGTTTCTTCTTTAGTTAATAGAAAGTGTCCAGTAAGCATGGTTGGCTTAAAACTGGCTGTTTGTGCAATATCAGCTTTTGCTGGTGTGTATGCACTACCAAGACCATGCTGATCTCCAAACACACTTGCACCACCTTCTGCTGATTCTACTGGCACTACGATTTCACGACCATTGAAGGTCTTTGCTTTACCCTTCAGTATTGCAAGTAATGGATGAGACTTCTTAAAGATATTATCATACAAAACTGGCATATAATACTGCTGAATAAGGGCACTTAACGATGCGGATCCTACTCCGCTTACTACGATATTAGACATTTTTATGTCTCCTTATTTCATTAGTTATTAAAAAAGGAAGCAACATCGATATCTTCATAAGAAGATGCTTTTTGTTTTACATCTCCTTTCATACCGACATTCTTCTTTATGTTTACAGGAACACTTGGCTTTGGTTTTGCTTCAACTGGTTTAGACTGCACCTTGTCAAAGTTCATAATTTTATATGCTTCTTCGGGTGTTAACAGTTTATTATAATCCTGTTGTTGCTGTACGGCAAAATCAAGAACTTTATCTATTTCTTCATCTTTCAATGAAAACTTAGAACGAAGATCACTTAGTGACCTATCCAACTCTACTTCTGCTTGTACGTTAGCCAATTGTTCTTGTGCTTCTTGCAGTTGGTCTTGATAGGGATTAGGTAGATCCTGGTTATCCATCTGTAGGGATTGTGCAAACAATTGCCCCGCTTCTTTACCAAGTTCATCCTCAATGGCTTCCTGTATAGTTTCAGCGAAGTCTTGATTGTCCTTTACCTTATCAATTAGCTGTACCAGTGGCTCAACTGCTCTTCTCTGATCAGATAATGATTGAGCTTTTTCCGTATTAGACTTGCTCCATTCATACCTATTCAAAGAATCTTTACGCCATGATTCAATATCGTCAATAGAATACCGAGAGCCATCATCTAATTCATAGACATAATCTTCGTCATCTTGCGATGATTCAGTTTCGCTAACCGCTTCGGTTTGCTCTGGTTCTGTTTCTGATACTTCTTCTGGTTCAGCTTCTTGTTCTGCTGTTTCAATAGACTCTGTAGTCTCAGCCTGTTCTGTAATCTCTTCCTGGGTTGATTGCTCTTGAGGCTGTTCACCTAAGAGTTCTCCAGGAATAGAAATATTTCCATAATCAGAATTATCTACGCCTTCTGTTAAGTTTTGGTTTTGCTCTGTAGAAAAGTTTCCCACAGTGATCTGTTCTGATTCTGGGGTATAGTCCACTTCAGTGGTACCCGCTATGTGCATTTTTGCCATTTTATCTCCTTTTTAGTTGGTCTTTCGACACTATTTAATAAGATTTTGATTTTTTATTTTTAGCTAAAGCCTTTTTGTATTTATCCATGCCTTTTTTGTTATACTTAAATTTCTTGACTTTACTTTTCATTTTTAATTTTGGCATTGTTTGTCTCCTTTTAATTCTTGACGGTCAATTTGAAAAAATCCATTATTAAGCCCTGGATTGTGGAATTTGTTCCATCTCACCTTGACCGCCAACCATATTTGTTACGGTTAAAATTCTTTCCTGCATTTCTGGTGGTAGCATTCCAAACTCTTGAGTCTCAAGTAGTCCAGGGTTACCCATAACCATCTGTGCAATAGCTTCTTCAGCACCACCACCTACGCCTTCTTGCATTGCTTGTTCTATTAGCATTGCAAACTCTTCTTGCATATTCTGTGTTTGTTCTATCTGCTGTTGTGGTGGCATTTGCTGGTTACGTACATACCAGTTTTGTATTACTTGCTGTTTATCTGCAATATTTAATGCATTAACTACTTCTTCAATGCCGTATACACCTACTTGATATAGCTCTAATGCACGTTCTTCATTAGCAACTCTACCCTGTGCGTACCTGGATCCAGTAGTTACATCTACATCAAACTCACTATCTCGAAGTGAACTGGCTGTTCCAGGATTAAACTTTGGACTGCTTTCTGGATTGCCATCTGCATCGTATACGCCCATCGGATCAAATTGTGTAAAATCAAATTGTCCTTCAGCATCACGCTCACGAATAGAACGTATTTGTTCATCATACGTAAGTATCATTTGCACCATAAACTCACCAATTTCTTTTGTAAGCCTGGATATTTCTTTATTGATCTTAAATCGTTGCCTGGTTTGACTTGCTTCTTGGAGAGCTACAATTGCTCTTCCAGAGGTTACACCGCCTGGTTTACGCCCCTGTGTTACATCATTTACACCTGTTACCGCTTCCATGTACTGACCAACCTGGACAATGTAATTCTGAATATATCCTGGTATTGGTGGTGGAGATTCAAATGTTACATCACTTGGATCTACTACAGTTATTTCTTCACCTGGCGATCCTGTAATTGGCCTGGACATTGCTCCTTTAGCTCGTTGCGTTACCTTTCTGATCGGAAAGCCCATACGCCTTATATTTTCATTAATAGCACTAAATGTCTCATTCATTGCTTTGGTCTGAGTACGTACCAGATCAGTCTCACCTATACCCCAGAAGTTGTGAGGACTCTTATAATTTGATACCATGAATACTGGCATTCTATATAACTCTAATGGTTCATCAACAATGAGCTTATCGCCTACAATAACTGTATGCCTACCATATGGATACTTTTCTGTATCTGCTTCATTGCTGTAACATTCAATTACTAACGCTACATCTGCATCACTGGTAGATGGGTTATCACTTTGCAGTCCGCTGTCATCTGTCTTTTGAAATGCTTTATAATCATCTAATTTGCCATCTGCACTTGCTTTGATACCGTATTCTCTTTCTATCTTAGATATCTCCATTGGTACAGCAAATAAGAAGTATTCACCCGCTTGAAGATCCAGGTCATTAGCATATGGATGAGGTATAACAGAAAACGGATCAATGACCTGGATATCAAATCCTTTGAATGCACCAGTTTCACTAATTTGTGGTAGTATTTGTATAAATCCATTACTGTAAATCAAACTGTCTTTTACTGCTTGTAATATCTTACCATACAGATCAGACTCTTCTACAATTTGCTGGAATCTTTTTTGCATCATATCAGCAAAGAAAACATCATTCTTCTCTTTTGGCAGTATGTCTACTGTAGGTTGAAAGTCATTAATAATTGGTAAAATAGTCTCTACTACAGCTAATGGGAAATTGAATACCATCCTGGATTGACTCTCAGTACCTTTATTTGGTGCTGACCAGTGTCTACCATAATATAAACGCTCATTCTTACGCCACCTATCCGCTTGTTTCTCTCTGGCTTTCTTACTTCTATCCAGCCATTTACGTAACTGCGGTATACGTTCAGCTACATCTGCAACTTCATCTAATGCATTTGGTTGATCTGCTGATGCGTAATAATCCATTCCAGCCATATTATTTCCTCGATGCTATGCTGTTTGCAACCAGGTTAGGATACTTCCATCCTTTTTCTGCACTTAACCTTTTTGCATATGCTTTTTGTGAAGGAGAGAGCTTCTTGCTCTTTTTCTTCGGGTTCTTTTTATTCCAAAATGCTTTAGGCATTCCAAAGATCCTTTCTTGCCCAGTGATTTGCACTGAACTTGTCTGATGCTGTGCTTTGACCGCTTTTATTCTTGATCCCCGCACTACGTTTTAAATAATTACTACGTGCTTCTTTGCTATGATTGTGCTTGTAACTTTTGTGACCATAGTTCACAATCTTCACTTTGTCACCTTTTTTAGCCAGTACACGCTTTTTAAATCTTCCAGAGCCAGTATACCGTTTTGGTTTGTTGTACCCTGGGAATGTTTCTCCTCTATACACTATTGCCATTATAAATTATCCCACTGCGGTTGAGCATGATCTACATCAACAACAATCTTGTCAATAAACTGCTGAGTGTCTGACCTGGTGTCTTTTTTATTAAGACTTGCAACTACCTCATTAACCAGATAACGCAAACTATCAACAGCGTGATCATCTTTTTTCAATGGTTTTTCTGGTTGGTTTAACTCCATACGTGAAGCAGAAGGTTGCTCCCACTGATAGTTAACAAGCTCCCTGGATAGATTCTCACAGGACTTATGTATATAAATCTTATTATTCTTAAAATACTGCGTAACCTTATCAATACCACCTTGCACATCGTTAAATGCGTTTACAACAGGAATCTTTAGCTGTCTATAACGGTTACCAATTGTTTCTGGATCATCTTTCTTACCAGCACCAGTAGATGGATCAATAACGTATGTCTCATATCTTCCTTCGTTCAAGTATGCCTGGATCGCTCTGGCATGATACTCTACATCTTGCCCAGCTTCGTAATGCTCACGGTACACCCAGATAGTATCATCTTGATCTACTGCTCCCCACAATATTGCTGTTGGGTTTGTCCTTCCATGATCAATTGCAATAAATCTTCTCCACTCTGGAGCAACAGTAAAATGATGCTTTACATGAATACTTGGCTCAAAATCTGGATAGATCTGTCCTTCAAACGCATCCCAGGAGCCATATAAATATCTATTGATCCAGATCTCATTGTAATTCTTCATTAAACTGTCAATATATCCTTCTGGAAGGTTTTCAATATTCTCTTCTGTCTTAGCATTAAAGATGATATTACCAGGTACTGGATCATGGATAAATCGATGCCAGATCCAGTTATGCCCAAGTGGGTTGCCAGTGATCCAACATTGCGGAGTGGCTACCGCTCTTAAACGCCCTAATAGCGTTAAAAATACTTCCTCAGATACTTCTTCAGCCTGGTCGATATAAAACCAGCCTAAGTTAATGGATAATAGTTTAGCTGGATCATCTAATGATCTAAATATGATCTCATGGCCATTTAAAAACTTTACTCTATTCTCTTGCTTTCTGTATTCATAATGAACTTCTGGCAATAGCCCCATTAAATGACATAATTCAAAGAATGTTCTCTGGGTACTATCTCTAAGCTCTGGATAGGTCTGCCTGGCTATCATACCAAGTTGTGGCGGGTTATCTGGATTCATAATACGCATAATGCCTTTTAAGATCCCCGCAAAAGTTTTTCCATTACCAATACCACCAAAAAAAGCAATCACTTGCTCATCACATTCATAAAAGTCTGCTTGATTTGGATTTAAATCAAAATTAAATACAGGATTCTTCAATCTCTTTTTAACCTTACATTTACAATTGGCATCATTACTTCACCATCAATCTGTTGTTTGTCTGTAAACATAGCCAGATGCTTTCCCTGGAGTTCACTGGCTTTTAAACTGATGCTGTACTGCTCTGATCCTTCTGCCAATCCTCTCACTCTTTCAATATCTTCAAGCACCTTATCCGCTGTTAATTGAACTCTCTCTTCACGCTCTTTAATTAACTTTGCTATTTCATCTTGTAGGTAAGGTTTAGACAAGTTCTCACAACCTATCTGTTTTGCTGTTTTTTCGCTGTATCCAGCACGAATACAAGCCTGTGTAGCATTTAGATCAACGATGTATTCTTTACAGAACATTTTTTGCTTATCACTTAGTTTGGATTTGCTACGCATATGCTATGATTATTTGATCTGTAAGAAGCCCAGCACGTAACGCACTAATAGCCATCAAAGACCACAATTCTTGTTTATCTTCAAACTCACTAAACTCATATGGAAATTCCAGAATCACAGTTGATCCCATTCGGGCTGTCGTTCAATTTCTGGCTTACTTAGATCCAGGGAGAGAGGGGGCTTGACCATAGTTCCCTTATGGTACACAAAAGCCCCCATTATGAAGGCAATGAGAGTAATAAAGCTCTGAATTATAAAAGTTGTTAGATCCATATTTGGGTAGAATATCGGCATAAACTAAATAACGGTAAATAGTGGATGTTATCTTTTTGTTATATTTATAACATAGTTTCTGCGACAGAAACTCGCAGTAAAGAAAAGAAAAGAAAAGTAAGTAAAGAAAAGAGAGAGAGTATAAACGGCTCTCCCATTAACAAATAGGACACTTTTCTTTTTTCTTACCGTAAGTAGGTATAGTTCCTCTTGGATGTCTAATAATTGATTTAGAATTAATTGCTTTTTCCCAGGTACGTTTACAATCTGGACAAGCCTTAATCGCAATGTCTGCTCTGTACTGACTTGTTTCATTTACATGACTTCTACCAGTCTTATTCTTTTTGATCTGTTTGTTACTATACCTGGTAAACTTACCTTCGATATAATCATCTAATATGCTACCCATTTGGCCATCCTATCTCTTGCATTACTTTGTTAATATTATCTTCTTCAGTAGGAGCTTTAGGCTGTGGATTTTGTTTTGCTATCTTTGCCTTATACTCCCATGCTGGTACAAACTCACCTTCCATATCGCAATTATGAAATAACTGATCTGGTGGTAGCTTATCTTCCTTACTTACTTTCTCTGCTC